TATCGCCAACACGGTCGAAGCCGTAGACATAAGGGGGTCCGAGGTAGCGGCCTACGTAAACTTCGTTTTTGCCGATAACAATAAGCTCGTTTCCGATCTGCGTTAGCGCCAGCAGCGGACCAGTACCAGCCAAAGTCAGCGAACCCGCTTGGTTTGTGACTGCGGGGGTCCAGTTGGTGTTGTCTTCAGACGCGGACCACTGGATGAGGCGCGGCGTCGAAGTGCCTCCAATGCCCATGACAATGCGCTCGTCCGTCACGATGACGTCCTGCATGTCTTCTGGTGCTGTTGTAATTGCGACAGCGGCTGCGGCGACTGGCACCCACTGGTACAGATCGCCGTCGCCCCGGAATTGCGCCAGTAGATTTTCGCCCCAGAGAGCAAACGCCCAAGACGGGGCAGGGACCGGCAGAGCACCGGCAGCGTTGCGGGGAGTGCCGTAGGAGGAGCTACCGTAGGTCGAAGTGCCGTAGCCGACGTTCAGCCCGGAGCTACGCGCTCCTCCTGTGAAGCCAGCAGGCGTAATGTCGTCGATAGCCCCGGCAGAGTCGATGTAGTAGAGCTTCAGGTTCGTGCCGACGACGATATGCCGAGCACCTGAGTTTCCTGTCCAAGTGATGATGTTGCGCGGCGCTTCCAAGGCAGCGTCCGCGAACAGGGCGGCAATATCGGCACCAGCGCTGGTTTCGCGGCGCTCCCAGCCACCGATGACGCGAATAGCGCCGTCTTTCCAGCGCACAAGATTCGAGTCAGCCCAGCGCATTTTGCCGCTGTAGGCCGTCCCGTTCTTGTAGACACCCGGTTTCAAGTCGATAGGAATGAGCGGCATTGTGTGGCTCCCTGTTGGGCGCAGAATACATCAGCCGCGCAATTTAGCCAATGTCTTTGGTCCGACGATGCCGTCAGCAACCAGCCCGTTGGCTTTTTGCAGTCGCTTGACTGCGGACTCGGTCGCTGGGCCGAACTTCCCGTCTGGGACCATACCCAAAGCCGTCTGTAGCCGGTACACAGCGTCGCCAGTAGAACCCCGGCGCAGTACCTCGTCCGGCATGGGGACGTCCTTGTTTTTGGCAGCGATAATGGCGAGCGCTTCCTTGTATCGTTCTGCCCGGTCTTCCAGACCGTTGGTGCCGCCGTTCACTAGCTTAGTCATCCTGATGAGGTCGTCGGCGTCGCAGGCTGCGTTGATGTTCCGAGTTTTCCAGTACCAGCAGGCAGACTCAAGCGCGCCTTTCTTGGTGCGGACGTAGTCGATGACTTGCTCTGGCGTCAGACCGACAGTCTTGCCGAATTTGGTGTAGTTTTCGCGGCCAGTTAGCTGGATGATGCCCCGGCCACGGAAGCGGTAGCCGTCTCCTGACTCGACGTTGCCGTTGCCCATGCGGTCGGCGTAGACGAGGTTGGCGATCTTTTCTGGCTGCCGGGAGTACAGGTTCGCGTCGCGTCCTGCTTTGATGAAGTACTTCGGGAACACTTTGTTTAAAGTCTCAGCCCGGTAGTTCAGGTTCTCTTCCAAGACAGTGAAGTCAGCGCTTTCGTGGCCGCACTGCGCGAAGAAACCAGCGAGCCTGTGCGGCGTCGTGATTTCGTACTTGGGCAGGATTTCGAGGGCCTCGTAAGCCCAGCGGTCTGCGCCGCTGCTACCGCGCAAAAGGCTGACAATGAGGCCGGTCGTTAGGTCCATTCACTTCGCGCGCTTGTTCCAGACGGACCACCCGGCCACAAACAGGGTCGTGATCGCCCCGCCGATGGTCATCGCCGTCTCAGCATCGATAAGGCCTTGGCCGACGAAATAACCGCCGCCTGCGGCTACGAGGGCGCGGACAACGCCGCCTACTTGATCGTGAGTCATGCTCTTAGTCTCCTCAGTTTTCGATAAGTTTGACGGCGACAGCGAGTCCAGCGCCGACAACAAGCCAGAAACCTTTTTCCATGACTTGCTCGACAACGCCTCGTTTAGTCGTACTTTTTTCAATGTCTCCGAGCCTCGTGTCCAAGTCTTCGTGGCGCGTTTCGTAAGCGTCCATTTTCTTAAAGAGCGTTGTCATACGCTCCTCAATGCGGGCCATCGTAGTGATGACCTTGGTCAATTCGTCAATCTTGTCACCTAGCTTGTCCAAGTGCCTCTCCACCCGGTCGAACCGCTGTTCTTCGGCCATAATATTAAGATTTCATAATGTAGCAGAGAGCGTAATAGGGCGGCAGGTTTTCGTGTGCGGTGCCGCTTCCGATAGAAGATGATGTCGCGCTGAAGGTGTGGGTGTGGTTGGCGGAAATGCCGCCCGTAGTGAAGGTGTGCGCGTGAGCGCCCCCTGTGTTCGTACTTGCGCTGGAGGCTGGCCCACCGCGCGTCTCGGATAGGGCACCTGTGCCGCTGAATGTCCCGGTGCCTTCATATGTGTGCGTGTGGCCGGGGTCGGTGGAGGTAGTGCCGCTGTGTGTGTGGTCGTTGGAGACAAGGCCCGTAGTGCCACTGACCGTATGCGTGTGCGCGGGCAAATTCGCTGTGGAAAGCGTGACTGTTGCCGCGCCGCCAGTGGCCCCGACTGCGTAAGTCGTACCTGCACCAACGACAAAGCGGTCGCGCAGGTTCGGCGTGCCGCTCGTGCCGTCACACAGCAGCCATCCAGCAGGGATCGCGGCGGCAGACCCGGACCAGATAATGATGCCGCCAGATGGGAAGCCGGGGGCCACTGCTGCTGCGTTTAGTTGCGCCGCAGTAGCTGTGACGGCAACCCCGCCGATCTTCCACAACCCCGTGGACAGGTTTGGCTTTGCTAGTTGCGCCCCCGTACCGCCCAGCAGCGCGTCAACTGCGTCCAGATCGGAGTTGATCTTGGTTCCCCAAGTGTCCGCAGAACCGCCAACTTCTGGCTTCACTAAGGCGTAGTTTGTCGTTGTGCTATCTGGCATCGTCTATCTCCTCAGTCCGGCGTCAGGCGACGACTCCGGGCATCATGGGCCGCAATGGGCTGCCAGCATAGCGCCGCCCTGCTTCGGCGTCTTTTACTGACGCCAGCGTCTCGTCGTACTCGTTCTTCCACAGTGCCACACGTTCGTCGTCTTTCAAATAGGCGGGCGTGTGCCGAAGAACAGCGTAGGTGTAGAGGTCGAGGTACTCGTCCGCCAGCCACGATGTGTTCGTAACAGCGAAGTCAGGAATCTTGGCGTAGTACGTCAGGGTGACGGTACGCGGCGGGCTGTCTGTTGCAGCCATTGGGCCGACAAACAGGAGCGTGTTGCCAGCCACTGTGTAGATCGGCTGGAAGGACGTAGCGCTGACGAGCTTGATCCGCTCGCGCTCGTAAGGGCTGACGTACTGCAAAGGAGCAGGCTGGCTGTCCGACGTGATGGTCCGCAGTTCCATGTAGTCAGCAGGCAGCGCCAGCGAGTCAGCAGTCAGGTTTAGTGTCGCAGTTACGACCATGCGCTGGATACGCAAATCGCGGTTCAGTCTGGCGTGGGCCATGTCCACCATGTTGCCGAGGTCTGCCTCAAACACGGCGTCGCCGTTGCGCCAGACGAAGCGCGCGATGTAGGCGGTAAACTGCGAGTAGTTCATTTCTGATGCACCCTTAGACGCGCCCAAGTACCGTCTTGCAGCTTCCCTTTAGCATACTTCGCCCACTCGCGCGACCCCACTGGTGCGCCGCATTCTTTCGACCATTGCTGGGCGATAAGGACTGGGACAGTGCCAAGGTACTTGCTGCCGACTGGGCCGGTATTCGGACGCAGCGTCTCGGCTGCGTCCTTGGCGGCGTCGATGATAAGCTGCACGTTCTGCTGCTTTACGAAGTGGAACGATTTCCCGTCTGAATCCAGAACGAGGCGCTCGGTAATCGGCTGAACGGGCAGGCTCATATCAGTCCTCAATGTACGGCTTGAGGTAGCCGAGTTTGTTGTAGTGCTTCGCCAAATCGGCGGGCAGTTCGATGATTGCGCCAATCGGAGTCAGGTCGCGGCACGCAGCGCCGTAAGGGGCGATAGCGCCGTTGATGACTTCGTATTTTGCCATTTTCGGGGCTACTTCCGTTGCCTCGTCGGCCTTGCGGGCACGGCGCTTGGGGGTCTCTTCGACCGCCTCAATCAGCGTTTCCGGCGCGGTGTTTTCTTCAGTCATGGAGTTTCTCCAGAGGTGAGCGAAGGCGGCAGTTGCCCGCCGCCTTCTAGGTTATCAGGTCGGAGCAGCACCAGTGGTAGCGTGCACTGCGCCGTGGGCCTTCTCGTTCGACATTTTCAGCGTGTACTCGCAGTGGACCATGCGGCGTTTTGCATGGCCGGTCTGGGCGAGTTCCGTCTGACGCGGCGTTTCCAAGAAGCACAGCGACGCATACTCAGGGTCCAGAACGTAGACCGAGTAGTTGTTCGAGGCAGTGGTCTGCTGGAAACGGTTCGGAACAACAGTCAGTTCGCCGAAATCCGAGTCATAGATGTCGATAGCAGCAGTCAGGCGCTTGTCGATAGCGTCCTTGTAGCGCGTGGCGTTCCCGGTGAAGGACTGGGAAATCACGCGCTTGTTGTTCGCGTTGACCATGATGATCGACGGCGTAGCGCCTTCGGTCCAGCATTCTTCAATCACGAGGTTCAGGTTTGCTTCAGTCAGGGCGACTGCAGTACCCGGAGTCAGCGTACCGCTCGGGTGGCCAACAGTCGTGCCCGACAGAGTCGGAACAGCGCCGCCAGAACCCAGCACGACGTTCGAGCGGAGCCAAGCAGGCAGACCAGCAGCGGCGCGGGCGTTGCCGGACGAGCCAGCAGCAGCAGCGACGTTCTGCAGAAGCATCGACTCCATGTCGCGCTTCATTTCCTTAAGCTTCAGGGCGACCTGAGCAGCAAGGCGCTGGACGTTCTCGGCGGCAGCATCGACAGCTTCCGACGTGTTCGACACAGACACGATTTTGTCGCTGATCTGGGTGTAGTTGCCGAAGCGCTTACCCAGCGTTCCGTCATCTTCGCCCGGAGCGTCTTCGCCTTCGATCACTCGGTTCGAGGTCGAGGGCGTCGCCAGTTCAACCACAGTCCACTCGTGGTAAGTGGCCGTAGCCGCAGGACCAGTGCCAATGGCAGTCTGGAACGGCGTCTCTTCCGGCGAGATCATCGTGTACTGCTGTTCGAGGTCGTCCCGAATAACAGTGTTGTCGTAGGTTTCGATGGTTTGAGCATCAACAGCCATGATAGATCACCTTTTTGGCTTGCGGACGAGCATGGTGGCGGCAATGTCTTCCAACCGACCAGACCCTCTCGCTTTTTCAAGAGCGGCCTTCTGCTGCCTCGCTATGGTGGTTGCTGCGGCGACTGACTTGGTTGCTCCGGGCCTCATGACTTGCGTTGTCTTCTTCGGGATGACTGGGTTGGCCTGCCCTTTCGCCTTCAAGCGGCGATAAGCAGCGGCGTCGGCCAAGACGTAGTACATCCGTTCATCCACGATTTCGGCCAGTTCTGCGTCTTGAAAGCCATAAGAGCGTGCGCCCTCGACCATCATTTTCTGCAGTTCTGGACCCTTTACGGGATCACGCAGCACAGGCATCGCCTCTACGAGACGCTGGGCAGCTTGGACCTTCATCTGGTCGCGCGCTTGCGCCTCTTGCTGGTGGAACAACGCTACAGCCTGCTGCACTTTAGCGCGCTTCTCTTGAAGCTGCGCTTGGTCTACCCTCCAGTTCTCCATTTGCATGAGATACTGGGTCGGGTTTGACTGTTGAAGCGACATATCAGGCTGGTTGACTAGAGGCTGGAACATCAAGTTCTCGAACGCAGAAAACGCTTTCACGAGGTTTTGACGACCAGTGTTTAGCTCCTGCTCGACGGAAAACTTCAGGCTTTCGGCCTGTTTTTTCGTTTCCGTAGCGATCTGCAGGCGCTTTTCGATTGCTCCTTCACCAGAAAAGGCGCGTTTCAAGTCAGCGAGCGTTACTTCTTTCTCTTCCCCATCTACTGTCACCGAGACGAGAGTGTCGTCGGTTAGTTGGAAAGCCTCGAAGTTTTCATCATCTGCTTCGTTAGCGTCTTCGGTAGGAACTTCGCCGTCGTCATCGACTTCCGGCGTAGAAGCGTCGTCTTCAGACGCAGTTTCGACGATTTCGTCTTCCGCTTCGTCAACAGCGGTGTCGTCTTCAGCCTCCTGAACAGGGTCGGCTTTGACAAGCATGGAAGCAGCGATTTCGTCCATAGACATACGCTGCGGTGTTTCAGCGGCTTCGAGAGCCATCAAGATTTCCCTTCATCGACCGTCCTCGCGAGGTTGCGAAGTGTTGCTCGAAATGTGTCCACAGCCCTGACTCGGGCGTGAATGTGGGTCATCTTTACAGTGTCTTGTGCCTCAACGGAACAAAATTCTGCGAAGGCTTCCGCGATCATCTGATTCAAAACTTCAGTGACTACGGCATCTTGCAGCAGTTCGCGTGCTTTTCTGGCTTTTGCCAAGGAGTCAGACATTTGGCACCGTCACTGGTTCGGTTGTTGGGGCGGAGTAGGGCGCTGCCCTGACTTTCTCTTGCTCAAGTTTGATCTTCTGCTCGTCCACACGGGTTTTTGAGGCAGCGATCTGGAGTTCTTGGGCCATCTTGTCGCGCGCAAGATCGTCTTCTGCGGCGTACTGCATGGCCTTTATCTGGTTCTCAAGGGCCAGTCTGCGCTCGTCCAGCAGGGCGTTGACGTAGAGTTCCCGCTCTTTTAGCTGCGACTTGATCTTCTCGGACTCAATCAGGGCGGTGCCCGGATCGACGACTGGCTGCTGACTTTGGGCAGCCTGCTGGGCCTGCTGCGCGAGCATCTGCTCGACTTCCGGCGTCACGGCGGCGAAGTACCGGCTGACGTTGTGGATGCCGTAGAGCTTCGTGATGTCTTCGAGCGTGTTGTAGATGTTGCGGTAGGTCACGATTGGGTTCATCGGCCCAAGGGTGGCTACGATTTCCTTCTGCTGGGCGAGGACGCCCTGCAAGCCAGCAAGACGCTCTGTCGCGTCCCCGGTGCCCAAGCCGACGTTCGCGCGCATGAACAGCGTAGGATCGAACATCGCCGTATCTACGGGGATGTAGGCTCCGCTGACTTCCATGACTTGCTTGCGTGGCATGTGCCAGATC